GAACTAAAAACTTTTAATGAAGATTTGGCAAAAGATATTAGGGAAGAGGTTGGTGGAGTAAAAAAAGATTTACAAACAGATTTTGATTTAGATATAAGCAAGAAAGGAATAGATGTTGGTATTGAAATATTAGACGAATTACAAATACCAAGAGACCCAAATATAAAAATTTCAGATCAAATTTTTGATTCTTTGCAATTAATAAACAGAAGCGAAAAAAACAAACAAACATTTATTGATGTTTTAAAAAGAAACAACATTAATGAAAGTGAATTTGCTCAAATGTGGAGACTCGGAGTTCGTGATTCTGCTAGAAGAATGGCACAACTGTCTGTTGCAAAAAGAGCAATGAAAGATATTGGTCAAGAAATATCTGGAACAGCACCACCAGAAGGAATGGCTGGAGGTCTAATAAGATCATTTGGAGATACTGCTTATAAATTAGACAACATAAGACGTGGTTTGTTAGTCAGTCAAATAGCAACTTCTATGCGTAACTTCACAGCTCAAGTAGGAAGGGTTGGTGTTCATACTCTTACGAAAGGAATGGATAATGTTCTTAATACAACATTTAACCCAATGAGAAGATTGTTTGGTGCAGAAGAATCTCCAGTAGATCACACACAAACTTTTGATTTACTTTTAAATTTAACCACCAATAAAAAGAAAGCTAAAGAAGCAACAGAATTTGCAACAAAATATTTTGCTAATGAAAAAGATAGATTATTTAACAACTACGCATCAGAAGTAGCAGATGCTTCACAAAGTAAAACTTTTCAAGGGGCGCAAAAAGTAGTAGATGGTCTTAATGTATTAAACAGAATGCAAGAGTTCTATTACAGACGAGGAATGTTTACAGCCTCTTTAGAAAGAACATTAAAACAAAAAGGTATATCGTTAGATGATGCAGTAAAAACCAATAATATTTCTGGTATTACTAAAGACGACATACAGAAAGCTGTAGATGATGCTTTAGAATTTACTTATGCAAAAACACCTGACAACGCATTGGGCAAAAAGTTTGTTGAACTTTCTAATTCAATACCATTTCTTACTACTGGCTTAATACCATTCGCAAGATTCATGGCTAACGCTATGAAATTTCAATTTGAACACAGTCCTCTAGGGCCTTTATCTTTGTTAAGCTCAAAAGAAAGAGCGAAGGTTGCGGCTGGAGACATGGGTGTTTTTAGTAGAGCCATGATTGGAAGTTCTTTATTGTTAGGGGCGATAGAGGCAAAACGTAGTGGTTATGGTGGCGAAAAATGGTATGAATTTAGAGGTACAGACGGAACAACTATAGACATGAGACCATACTTTCCTTTAACACCATATTTATTAGTAGCTGATTTAATCGTTAGAGCTGAAGATGGAAGAATACCACCAGATTCTAAAGACATCATACAAGGATTGTCTGGTGCTCAATTTAGAGCTGGTGCTGGATTAACTTTAGTTGACAATTTAATTAATGATTTATCTGGAATTGATAGTGAAGAAAAAGTTGTAAAACAAATTACTAAATTTGCTGGAGATGTTTTAGGTGGATATTTAACTCCCGCAAGAATGTTTGGAGATTTTGTGAATCAACAACAAACTTTTAGAACTACATTGCCAGAGTCTCAAACATTTGAAGATATACCTACAAACATCTTAGAACAATTTAAAACAAGCGTTCCTGGAGTTAGAGAAACAATGCCTGAAGTAGAATCTCCTACTAGAGCAGCTGCACCAGGAAGGCCTGAAGAGGTAAGAGTGCCTTTTACAGACATTAAAGTTCCAGGCCCATTATCAAGACAGCTAACTGGAATAACTGTAAGACAGCCCAAAAATCCAGCAGAACAAGAAATAGATAGATTAGGCTTAAGAAGAAGAGATATTCTTCCTTATACTGGTGATCGTATAGCAGATCAATTATTAGCTAAATACATGGGGCCAGTTGCAGAAAATATCGTATCAAGAATTGTAGTTTCTCCAAAATACCAAAGTTTGAATAATCCAACTAAAGAATTAGTCATAAGAGAAGCTTTTAAAGAAATAAGAGAAGAAACTAAAGATTTTGCAAAAGCAGAAGACCCAGCTAGATTTGCAAAAATTAAATACAGCAGATTGTCTAAAAACATTAGAAAGATAGTTGAGAGAATAAAAGAATAAACCATGTCAAGAACCACAGAACGGGTTGGTCGTTCTGGCGAGTATTTCGTAGCATCACTTCTCTCTCAAATTTCCGATACAGTTCTTATGGTTCCTCATTCAGCCGAGGCTGATTTACTGTTTGAATACAACAATACACTCTACAAAGTCCAAGTTAAAACCAAGACCAAGATAGAGAAACACAGAACGAACTGGCGGTTTGATATGCGTAGAGGATCGCACACTAAGAACCGCAGTTACGAGAATGGTTCAATAGACATCTTTGCCTTTGTCTCCTTACAACACATGAACGTGGTTTTCTATGAGCCTAAAAAGACTGAAAGCTTTACTGTCAAAGATGAGAAGATGAAGAACAACAAACCCATAGACAACATATTAGACATACTGGATAAACTTCACTATACTACCTGATAACACATTAGGGAGATGTTATGAAAACTTTAGACGAAATGTTTATGGTCTATGTCAAAGACCTTAAAAGAAGACAGGTCAAGACTGTTGCTAAGATAGAGCAAGTCTACCAAACCAATATCAGTCCTGTTCTTGGCGACAAGAACATAGATGAAATAATACGAGGGGATATAGCACAGTTACACTTTGATATTAGCGACAGAGCACCTTCTCTAGCTAACAAGTGTTTATCTATTATAAAGGCTATTTATAACCTAGCCATTACATTATCACTCGTAGTTATAAACCCAAGCACTAATATATCTAAGAACAGGGAGAACAAGCGCAAGCGATACTTGACGAATGAAGAGCTGCTGGCAGTTGTGGAGGAACTAAAGAAAAGGAAAGATGACCAAATCTATCAGAAATCAGTTGCCTTTATTTGGTTACTAATCCTGACAGGTGCAAGGAAGGGAGAGATAGCCAAAGCTAAGTGGACTGATCTAGTAGGCAACACACTTGTTATCAAGGATCATAAGACAGACAGGTACGGAGAGGATCGTATTATCCATCTAACCCCTATGGCACTAGACATAATCAACGAGCAAGATCGTTCCTCTGAATACATCCTTGGTATAAAAGCACCGAGAAGAACATGGGAAACAATCAAGCAAGCGGTTGGTTTAGAAGACATAAGATTGCATGACATCAGACACAGTTACGCATCCTGGTCTTTGCAAAAGATTAATCTATCAGAAGTTGGTAACTTGTTAGGCCACCGAGATCAAGCAACCACCCAGAGATACGCACACATTCATCAGGACAAGGCGATAGCCAATGCAAACCTTGTAGGAGAACACATACAGAACATTATTGACGGTGAATAATGTTATGTTTCCTTTCTATCTGTGACAAAGATTTGTTTGGCAGAATCCATTGATATTTCGTATTCATCCGCTAAGAAGGTAAGTTTTTGTCTTGGAAAAGACTCCTTATCTTCTATAGCGTTCATTACGATTATCTTCTTAGTGACATCATCATAACCATTCCAGTTAGAAACCTGACTTAAACTGCGACCACAAATACATTTGTCTCCAGCTCCATACGTCAAGCTACATACTGATATGCAAGGATTGTCTTTAAGACTCGTAGTCTTGCCATTTATCTTTACTTTATCTATATATTGGCTCATTTATTTTCCTCCCGTATACCTTCGGGATTACATCCGTAGACCATTTCCAACTCTAAATCTATGTAATGTTTGGCTTTTAATAAGTCTTCTACCTTGTCTTCTTTGTTTCTAGTAACGTACTTAATGCAGTTACCGAGATTCCAAGATAGTTTATTAGCATAGATGTATTGAGTAGGAGTGATTTCCAGACTCTTATAGTGATCGCCTCCAACCTGACGACTGGTGGCTTTATTGTCTTTTATAAACTTTTTCATCACTTGTTGTTGATATTCTAGTTAAAAAATGTATTATTGGCAATGAAAGAGTACAGAAGGGAGTAATAATGGAAAATATGGAAGACAAAACCAGCAAATTTCTTGACACTAGAGAACTAGCGCAACGATGGAAGATCAGCCCTAGAACACTAGAGAATCAAAGAGGAAAGGGGCAAGGGCCTCAATTCTTTAAGATCGGTGGCAAGGTGCTTTACGATATAGACTATATCCAAGAGTACGAACAAGACAAGCTGGTATCAAATGGCGCACGCTAAACTCAGTCCTAGTGGTTCAAAAATATGGATGGCTTGTCCTGGTATGCCTAATCTAGCAAGTCAAGTGCCTTACTCTACAAGTTATGCAGCTGCCTCTGGTACGTTTGTGCATAGTATGTCAGAGATGTTATTTAAAGATCGTTTAGAAAACGTAACACTTAGAGATTATTGGCTAGGTAGAAAAGAATTTGTAGATGAGTTTGAAATAGTAGTTGATGAAGAGATGATTAAGTGTGCAGAAGTCTATGTAGATTACGTCAACAAAAGAAAAGAAGAATTAAATGCCAAGATGCTGATAGAAGAAAGAGTTAGCATGGAAGAAATATCAGAACACATTTGGGGTACGGCAGATGCCATACTGATAGGCGAGAAAGAATTAGAAATCATAGATTTGAAATCAGGTAAGTTTCCTGTAGATGTAGAGAACAACACCCAGCTTCTTATATATAGTTTAGGAGCTTTATCAAGATATGGTAATGAAGACACAGTAGTTACCATGACAAT